CAAAATGCACTGGAGGGATGAACTAGATCAAGCGATGAAAAGGTCTGGCATGACCTATGCAGAAATAGGTAGAAAAGCAAAATTACAACGGACAACTGTTCTACGAGCCAGAAAGAGTAATAATCCTGGGATGCAAGTTCTGTTTGCTATCTGTTCTGTAATACATTCTGGGCCTGAGTTCGCTGAAATGTACGCACACTACAGTTCACAAATTATAAAAGAAAAAATTAGCAAACAATCAAAAACATGATATATTAATATTGGTTGTTATTTAGTAAGACCACGGGTGCTTATCCTCTCCCGTGGTCTTCTTTTATTTAGTGGTGGTGGTGGTGCAAGATAGAACACCCTGTAATACTCTTGGTGGATGGTTGTCGCATGCTGTGGCACGTAACGGTATATCCATCCATCGCACTGCACACCTAGCAGGACTACACCACAACACACTACACGCATGCATTAAGGGTGAAACCAGTATGCGCCTATTCAATCTCATTGCAGTCATTGGTGTACTGGCCAAACTAGAGAACCGTTCACCAGTAGAACTCATGCAAGAAGCAGTCATGAGTATGCACGACTTGCAACTAATGGAGCAACGGTTCCAAAAACAAAAAGACGACTCCAAGTAACTGGAGCCGCCTTATAGAAACCAATCAAATACAGACAATCTGTATTCTATTCTTAACGGGTCGTTGCGTCTACGTCAACCAACTCTTTAAGAATCTTGTACAACAGTTCTAACAAGTCTTGTACAAGTTCTTGTCGTTCTGCTTGGGTCAATCCACCACGTGAATGTTGGACTAACTTACGTACAAACAACACCAGTTCTGGTGTCAATGCTAAAAGGTCTTGATTCATTTTGTTCTCCTTAATGGGGTTACTCTTCTACCACGACCAACACTACTCTTCTGACTGACCTTGGAGCGATATTGCCCCTTAGACATCTCAGAACGTGTTTTGGGTGTCTTACTACTAACACGTTTGCTAGGCCTGCAATATGGGGTACTAGTGCGCTTGCTACCGCATGGTTTACCAGACTGATCCTTCCACTCTTCTTTCTCCCATCGTTTAAGACTGGAGCCTTTTTCGGTTTTTCTAACCTGTCCTTTATCTTTACGACACTTGGCTATAGCCTGAGAAGCACGAGCAGATGGAAACACTTTGTAACTATCTTTTACTTTATTGTAGCATGCATCTTTCTTACTCATCGTCTACTCTTTGTTCCTACACATTTCCACTTTTTACGTGAAAGGTCATTTGGACACGGTGGATTTTTACACTTTTTAATCTTGGCTGATCTGGCACAATAAGCATCGGCTTTTTTGGTAGATGGCTGTATACGATCCGTGCCACTCTTAGACTTGCCTGCTTGCCCATAGGACACCTTTCTTGTGCGACCAGTCTTTGGATTCTTGACAACCTTAACAAACCGTTTTCCTTTTGATGGTGTTTTACTAGGCATTACTAACTCTCACGAATTTGGCTTTAATCTCATTCACTATTGTAACTACCATTTCTACTTTCTGCTCAAGTAATGACATTCGACGTTCTAAATTATTAACATCCGTTACTAACTCTTTACGTAGATTTTCTTCTTTGGCCTGAAGTTCAGATATTACTTGGTCATACCTAGCACGCAATGCTTCCTCTTTTCGGTCTTGCTTGGCTTCACGTTCATCGGCACGTTTCTGCAAGTCCTTGTTCTGTTGGTACAAGAATATCGCAAAAGCCAAGTTAGCCCCACCACTCATAATCATTTGCATGACATCTGGTTCCATAACACACTCTCCAAACAACAAAGGGATCTACACGTAGTATAGACCCCTTTGCACGGTTAGTCTAACAGATTATCCAAAGAACAATACAGTTACAGTATCAGATGAAGCAGGAGCAGTACCAAAAGTTACCAAACCAACACCACCAGTACCACCATTAGCACTAACAGTATACTGGTCTGTACTTGGAGCAGAAGCAACTTTTTCGATAGCAATACCATTCAAGTATACAATGGTTCCAGATACCAAATCAGCATCAATCTCAAGTGTCAAGTCAAATGCAGTCTTGCTTCCATTCATTCCAGATAGGCTAATGTATCTTGGAGCGAACTTTAACAATCCACCATCAATAGCACCTGCTTTAATAGCCAAACTGTTCTCACCATTAATCTCAATGGTAGAATCATCAGTGATTACCAACAAGTCATTGTTAGTTGGATCAAGACCCAATGCACCTGCTGCATTAACAACATTAGAGTTTAGATGCTCACGTTGCACTGCTGCGTCTGCAATCTTACTTGCATTTACTGCATCTGCAGCAAGTTTGGCTGTAGTTACCGATGCGTCGGCCAACTTAGCAGTAGAAATACCACCTGCTTTAACTGCCAAATCATTGCTTACAGTAATCTCAATAGATGAATCATCAACGATTACTAACAAGTCATTATTGGTTGGATCAAGACCCAATGCGCCTGCAGAGTTAACAACATTGCTGTTCAAGTGTTCACGTTGTACCGCACCATCAGCAATCTTACTTGCGTCTATTGCATCTGCAGCAATCTTTGCAGTAGTAATTGCTGAATCTTTTACATTACTAGTTTCAACTCCAGACGATGCAATCTTACTTGTTGTTACTGCAGCATCAGCAAGTTGAAGAGTATCTACTCCAGATGTTGCAATTTTAAGACCTGAAATACCGGTAGATAAAGAAGAACCATCTAATTTAATAGCCAAGTCAGCAACAGCAGCAGAACCATTGAATGCAGTCAGTGTAATACCACCTGTAGAAGCAGCAGACAATGAGTTCAGGTTCTGACCAAGAGCAACACCAGAGATAGTGCTGTTGGCCAATTTTGCGTTTGCAATAGAACCTGCCAACATATCATTGGTAACACCACCACTTTTAACTTGAAGAGCATCACCGATAATCTCAAGTGATGAATCATCTACATTTACAGACAAGGTATTACCAGTCTTAGAAAGACCATCACCTGCTGTAATATTAGCAGCACCGTTGAACTGAGTGAATGAAATATCAGTAGAACCTAATGTTGGGTCACTGTCATTGGTACATACAAAACCAAGGTCTGCATTAACAGTACCTGCACGTACGAATACAGCAGCAGATGGAAACTCAGAACCTTCATTCATATCCGATGAACGACTCCACGATCCCGATGCTACCACATAGATACCATTTTCAGTCTTGTCTGTTTGGTCTTTTACCAAGATACGGTCATCAGCAGACAATGACACACCATCTACAGTTTGTGTACCAGACAATGTAATGTTTGCTGTAGTTGCAGCACGTACACTATCTTTCCAATGTAGACCAGAAATCAATCCATCTACATATTGCTTAGTTGCTACATCGCTATCTCCTGCAGGTGTTGCTGCACGAAGAATACCTGAAGCGAAACTAAAGGTTTGGGTTAAGTCAATCTTCGCAGGGGTAACTGCGGTATTGCGAATCTGTTCGGTTTTAATAGTAACAGCCATGATGGACTCCTATTTTTGGATGAATATTGCAACGAGAGTATCGTCACTAGTTGGGGTAAAGTCTGTAGAGAACGTTGTTTGGGAATCTTCAGTAATCTCTGTCGAGGTCTGTTGAAGCCCATTCCAATATACCTGAAGAGTTCCTGCTTTGTATGGCACAGAAACTGTAAAACTTTGAGTCGAACCATTACACTGGCTAGTAAGTTCTTCTTTGCCTAAGTTTACAGTTCCGCCATCACCTTCAGGTTTGAAGGGATTGGCAACTGGCATTATTCACTCCAAACAATACAACTGTTTGCAAGCGTACAACTACCTTGATCAATCTTAATAAATACGTACAACTCATCTGTACCAAAGAACTGTTGTAATGGGAGTTGAAACTGATATACAGCAACACCACTACTACTAGTAGTAAGACCCAATGCTAACTCACCATCTGTATCTGGAAAGAAACTGTAATCTCCATCGGCATCACATGCTACACGTAACGTTACAGTTGGAGTAGCACTACCACCTGCAATGTTTGTTACACGGATGTAGAATCCTTCAATAAACCCTCTAAAACGCTGTCCTTCATTCAAGTCAGTAGAGTTGTTTAACAATGAATGTGTATGTAATTTAGTCTTATCAAACGATGTTCCAATACTGGCAACATTCGATGTTACTGTACTACTATGATAATATTTTCCAAACTTAGGCATATCTTCTCCTTCTTCTTCCGATATGGTTATGCTGCTATTGCAACATCGTAACTATACAAAGATTACAAGGGGTTGTCAATCTTTAGGTTTAATTGTTGGAACAATAATAGAATCTTTTGCAGAATCTTTTGCTCTGTTTTCAATCTTACGTAATGCTCTTAAATGCGCTCCTATAATCTTCATTTCTTGTGCTTCTGGTGTATCCATACGTGAACGAGTAGCAAAACCCAAAAACTGTGCTGCACGTTCAGGGCCAGTAGCACCTTGCATGGTTGTACCCTCAGGAAACAATAAACGACCATAACTGTTGTACATAGCACTCATACCCATGTTCCAAAAAACATCCCACGTACTATTGAATCGTTTCTTCTGTTGGTCATTCAATGGATAATGGTATCCATCTACATTACCTACCGCTTCATATCCAACAAACTTAGGCTTTACTTGACCACCACAATACAATTCAATTGCTTGAGCAATAGACACAGGGTCACCATCTGTCATAAGATTAAAATATTGCACATATGATTCACGCACTCGGTCTGGTTGTTGTTCATCACCTTGTTCACTTGCTATTTGAACAAGTATCTTAACTATTGGACTTCTCATATCCATTATTGGTTTAATAGCCTGTTCTACAGAAAACCCTTCCCAACCCATTGCCATACCAATTACACCAAAATGAAACTGCATTGCTTCCATTGCAGGTAATGATGGAGCCATCTTAAAGTATGCACGTTGGTCATTGGCTACTTGATAATCATATCGTATACGAAACTGAGCATACGATGGAAAATACATATTGTAGGGCATCTCATGGTCATCGTTTAATGCTCTATTTAGTGTATTGGTGGTGTTGGTCATACGTAGTAATCTTGCATATCTTGCTAAGACTGCAGGGTCTGTATAAGCCTTTAATAAGTTTACATTGTTGGCATAAAAGAAACTTGCAAAGATAAAAGCAGAACGAGCATAAGGTAACTGATTTAACCAAGTATCATTATAATCAAACAATGAACGTCGAGCCAAAGCCAATGCTTCACTTGCATCTGCACCTGCTTCTATTGATTCAATAAACACTGATGCTCTAAAGGCCATATCAGAACCAGTAGCCAAGTAGTTTGCTTTGTCTACAATTCTTTTAAAACCATCAAGTTCATTTTCGTAAAACTGAACCATTATATCTTTAAAAGTTTTACTCGTCCCAGTAGTATTATCTTCTATCATTCGAAGCAAAGTACCATCAGTCAACGCAGAAGTAATATACGTATACTCAGACTTAATACCTGCACTTTCAAGCATTTGATACACTTCACCAAACGTGTATGTTTTGCCAGTAGGACTCCTTACAGCAACCTCATCAAACTTTTTACTGCCTTTTGATCTTCCTTGAAATACAACATCCATTGCACGTTTAGGCAAAGTTGTTCCAATATTTAACAATGCCTTTGGAACATCACTTACACGAGTTCTAGCAAGTGCATTAATAAGACCACTACGACCAACAGTTTGATACATAATAAATGGTGCACTTAAAATATTAACTACATAATATGCAGGTCTAAACGTCAAAATAGTTGTGTATGCAAAACTAGAAGTAGCACGCAATATATATTCTATGGCTTCTTTAGACATCCCATCGTTACGCAATACTTGTTGAATATTCTTTTGAATGTATCCATATCCACGTTCATATATTTCTTTGCGTAAGTTTTCATATACGTCATTACCCAATATTGCACGTGCAGCATCTTGATTGCCTTCACCAAACAGTTTGTCCAGTTCAGCAATAAACTCAGCACCACTGATTGAATCATCATTCAATAAACCATTGTTGCGTTGAATCAATCGCTTCTGGTCAAACACCTTTTGTGCTATCTCGTTTGCTTCATCTGGTGTAAACGGTTCTTTGCGATGCGCTTCCAAAGCCTTACGGAGATCCTCATTCAAGTCTAAGAACGTCATCTGGCCTTTACGACTTTGCATTCTACCTTTAGATACAAACGGTATTGGTGTTTGCTCTAGTTCATTCAATAACTCTATAGGGCCTTTGTCCTCAAGACTTGTATACCAACCATCTAAACGACCCTTGGCTTCATTATAGAATCGCTGCTTTTGTTTAAGAGTTAAAGGTTTACCATTAACTTTAATTTCGTTTAATCGTTGTTCAACTGAATCCAAAATATCTTTACGTGAACTTTTTAAAACCTTATTAATTTCACCCATAAGATTATTGGGGTTAAAGTTTTCACTGTACTCTGCTGTACGCACATTGTGCATTCTACCTTCTGTATCAATAATATCTTCAATAGTACGCACTTGGTCTATATATGGCATACGACTATTGTATAAATCACCTGTACTATATTTTAATACACGGTTGTACAAGTCTTGGTCAATATCAATGTTTGGAAACAAGTTGCCTACAGTAAATGCTTCAAAGTCTTTTTCAAACGTTCGCACAATAGCACGTTTGGTAATCTTATCTACTTCACCTGCCATATATGACGACAATACAATGTTGTTCATATCCTTAGGGTCAAACTGTTGTATAGCATCTGCAGGAACATGCGTTGCACGAATCTTGCCAGTTACTTCGGTTACCTCACCAACATCATCTACAATTTCATACGTGAAC